GTCCCTGGCTTGCAAAAATAGATGGTGCCTTTTACCCTGCAAAATATATGTTTACAGTTGATTATACGGAAAGCGAAATAGCAGATGATCCTGCACAACACAAACAAAGCCATGTTTTAGAACTACTAGACGCGGGTGACTGGACAGGAAACATCGTTGCACTTCCAAATAACAGAGTTAGAGTTACACACCCAGCTTGGTTTGAGGCTGGTAACGGCGCACCTGATTTTAAACCATCTGCACATATACATTATTCAAAGTCTGATTTAGACTATACTCTAGACGTAAACAGAATTTTCGATAATTTATATGCAGAGGAAGAAGAATAATGGCACTTTCAGGTAGCACTAATTTTGAGCCAAACGTAACAGAGTTTGTAGAAGAGGCTTTTGAACGATGTGGTATTGAGCTTAGAACTGGATATGATCTCAAAACAGCAAAAAGATCTATTAACTTAATGTTGGCTGAATGGGCTAACAGAGGTCTAAATCAATGGACTATTGAACAAACAACCCAAGCTTTAACTGAAGGAACTTCTAATTATAGTTTGGACACAAATGTAATAGACATATTAGATATGTCTTTGCGAAGAACCATCAACAGTCAAACCACAGATACTAGCATGAACAGAATTAGTCGTTCTGAGTATTTAAATATACCTACAAAAGATACAAAAAGCAGACCATCACAATTCTTTTTTGATAAATTAACTACACCTGTTATAAAAGTATGGCCTAGTCCTGAAAACTCTACAGATGTTTTAGTATTCAATAAAATAGTACGCATGGATGATGCTGATACCGCAATAAATACTATGGATATTCCCTTTCGTTTTTATCCTTGTTTTGCAGCAGGTTTGGCTTATTACATATCACAAAAAAGAGCGCCAGAACGCACCGCAGTATTAAAAGCCGCCTATGAGGAAGAGTTTAGAAGGGCAGCTGATCAAGACGAAGATAGAGCATCATTTCGCATCAAACCGTCTATGAGGAGTAGTTATTAGTGGCTTACGCTTCAGGCAAATTTGCAAAAGCACTATGCGATAGGTGTGGTTTTGAATATAAATTACATGAGTTGCGGGAGGAATGGAATAATCTTAAAGTGTGTCCTGACTGTTTTGAGCCGAAAGCACCACAAATAGATCCTAGACCTGTTGTTTCTGACCCTGAAGCCTTATACAAACCAAGACCAAATAATGATGTAGAAGTTGGTGAGGGATTTGTAGTTGTATCCGATCCTAGTAATTTTACCTCTACAAGTCTTAACTCTTTTTCCATGAATCCTTCTACACTAGGTTCTAATTTTACAACTCCTAAAATGACAGCAACTTTAGGAACAGTTACAATCACAACATGACTTATACTGAATTAACTACTTTGATACAAAGTTTTCTTGATAACAATGAGAGTACGTTTACTACGACGATACCAGACTTTATAAAGAACGCTGAAGATCGTATATTTAATTTAGTACAAGAAGATTTCTTTAGGAAAAATGTGACAGGCAGTTTGACAACGGGTAGCCGTTTTCTTACCTGTCCAACAGATTTTATTCTGAGTTTTTCGTTAGCAGTTATTGATAGTTCAAGTGATTATCATTTTCTGGATAAGAAACACCCCAGTTTTATGCAGGAGTTTACCCCTGATTTAACTGATACCAGTCTGAGAGGACTGCCTAAATACTACGCTGACTTTGATAAGGAATACAGCACTTCAGGAAGTTCTGGTTCTACAATCGTGGTCGCGCCATTACCAGATGCAGATTACACAGTTGAGCTGCATTATTTATACAGACCTAACAGTTTGGTGACAAATACAAGTGGTACCTGGCTTTCAAATAATGCCAGAGACGCCTTGCTTTATGGCTCGTTAGTCGAGGGCTATACTTTTATGAAGGGTGAACCAGATTTACTCGCAACTTACGAAAATCGATTCCAACAAGAAATTGCTAGATTAAAAAATAGAGCAGAAGCCAGAGGAAGACGTGATGAATATCGTTATGACTCATTTCGCTCTAATGTAAGTTAAAAGGAGAAAGTATGAAGCCTATCAAGAAACTTGAGGGCAAGACTGTAGCCATCGTAGGTATGGGACGTAGTTGGTTTGACTACAATCTTGCTAAATCACACGGAGTACATTTTGACGAAGTTTGGGCAATAAATGCCGTTGCAGACGTCATATTTCACGATCGTATATTTATGTTAGACCCAGCTAGTCGTTTTTTTGACAGCGATGATGCAGGCGGTCAAACAGAATCAATGAAAAAATTATTAAAAACGCATGATGGTCCAATATATACTTGTGAGCTAGACGAAAGAGCAAAAGGCTTAGTTCTTTTCCCTATAGAAGAAGTCGTTAGAGATTTAAACTGCTACTATCTAAACAACACTGTAGCTTATGCAATAGCGTTTGCTTTATGGAATAAAGTTGGCTGTTTAAAAATGTTTGGTGTTGATTTTACTTATACAGGTAATCTTTACTTTGCTGAATCAGGTAGAGGATGTGTAGAGTATTGGTTATCTAAATGCCAAAGTGCTGGTATGCAGGTAGAAGTTGCAAATTCATCCACATTGTTAGATACATCTATACCAGTCCAGGATAAATTATACGGTTATCATCGTTTAGATGACCCTAAAATAATCGTACACGATCAAGACAACAAATTACGAGTATTTAATAAGAGCCAAGTTGAGGGTAAAGAGGCAGAAGAACCTGAACCAATGCTTATGGATAGATACGACACCCATCTTAAAAAATCAAAAGCTGGAGATCCTAAAGTATGGTAGACGATGTAACACCTGGCGCTTTGCCCTCTTTGGGTATTATAGAGGCAAAAACTTCTAGCTTTGGTGGGCATCCACCAGAGTTTTGGGCTGATCGTATTACTGAAAAAATAGTCAGTGTTTCAGAAGATAATGAACCACATATTCAAGAACAAGCTAGAGCTTATAAAGATGCAATAAGACAGGTTTGTTTAATTTATATAAAAAATGCTATAAAATCCTACAAAGCTACACTGATTCAAGAGTTATTAAAAGCTGGCGAAGAAGATGTAGCTAAAATTGTAAAAAGGATATAAATATGGCTATCACATCAACATTAACAACCAGCTTCAAAAAGGAGCTGCTAGAGGCTGTCCATAACTTTAAAAACTCAGGTGGAGATACTTTCAAACTAGCGCTGTATACAAGTTCAGCTACGTTAGGGGCTACTACAACTGCGTTTACTACAACTGGGCAAGCATCAGGAACTAATTACACTTCGGGTGGGGCAAACCTCACAAGAGTTGATCCTACATCAAGCGGTACAACTGGTTTTACAGATTTTGCTGATTTGACGTTTGGAACAGCCACCATAACTGCAAGAGGTTGTATGATTTACAACTCATCTGATAGTAATAAATCTGTTGCTACAATAGATTTTGGTGGAGACAAAACTTCTACCGCTGGTGATTTTACAGTGGTAATGCCTGCGGCAGCAGCAAGTACGGCTATTATTAGAATAGCGTAGTTTAAGTTATGTCGACTGGATGGGGTCGTGCTGGCTGGGGCGAAGGTCCTTGGGGTCAACCAGCTGCTGTACCTATAAGTTTCACCATATCTGGTGTAGCTGCAACTTCTGCTTTAGGTTCTGTAAGTGTAGATGCTGAAGCAAATGTTATACCTACAGGCGTTGCTGCTACAGGTGGTTTAGGCTCTTTATCTTTTATAGGTAAAGCTAATCTCACACTTTCAGGGCAGGCAAGCACTTCTGCTTTAGGCACATTAACCACAGACGCTGAAGCCAACGTAACGCTGACAGGTCAATCAGCAACTAGCGCTTTATCGGGTGTTGGTGTAAATGGCGAAGCGGTAGCTACAGCTCCTAGCGCTGTAGCAACTCTAGGTTCAGTATCAGTCGATGTAGATGGAGAGGCTAATGTATCGGTAACGGGACAGAGTGCCACCGCCTCTGTCGGTTCTGTAACTATACACCACAACGCAAGATTTGATATTAATGGTGTTTCTGGCACAGGTAATCTTGGATCTATATCTATTCTAGCCAAAGCAAATGTCACTGTAGTTGGATTATCGGCTGACGGAGAAGTTGGTAATCCTTTTGTTTGGAGTCTTATAGATGAGGATCAAACACCTAATTATAGCGACATAGATGACAGTCAAACACCTAACTGGGTAGATGTTGCTTAACAGTTAAAAAGAAAGGTAATATAATAAATTATACGGAGAAATAAATGGCTACTTATATAAATAATTTAAGACTTAAAGAAATAGCTACAGGTGATGAATCTGGAACTTGGGGAACTTCTACAAATACTAATTTAGAATTAATCGGTGAAGCTTTAGGCTTTGGAACAGAAGCCATAACAACTAATGCTGATACACACGACACTATAATTGCTGACGGCTCTACTGATCCTGGTAGAGCAATGTATCTTAAATATACAGGAACTTTAGATTCAGCATGTACGATTACTATTTCTCCTAACACTGTAAAAAGATTGCAGTTTATTGAAAATGGTACAAGTGGTTCACAAAATATAATTATTTCACAAGGTTCTGGAGCGAATATAACCATACCTCCAGGTGATACCAAAGTAGTTTACTTAGACGGTGCTGGATCTGGAGCAGCCGTAGTTGACGCTTTTGCTAGTTTGAATGTAGTAGATCTTAAAGTACAAGATGATTTAACAGTTACAGACGATCTCGTAGTTAACGGTGATATAGACTTAGAAGGTTCTATTGATGTAAATGGAACAGCAAATTTAGATGTAGTAGATATAGACGGTGCCGTCGATATGGCTTCTACATTACAAGTCGATGGAGCAATCACAAGTTCTTCTACCATAAACGGCGTTGGTATTAAATTTAATGTAACTAATTTTTCAAACAGCCTACTCATAAGTAATGACGCTGGCACAGGGACTTTAAGTACAGCAAGTAACAACACTGGACTAGGTAACGACGTTTTTAATGTCTTAACTTCGGGCGATCAAAACACTGGAGTCGGAGCAGAGGCTATGGACGCACTAACCGAGGGCAGTAACAACACGGCAGTCGGATATGAAGCTCTTGGCAAATTAACAACTGGCACTGACAATGTTGGGGTAGGTAGGGCTGCTGGACTTGATAATACAAACGGAACAGGCAACACTTCCATAGGTGTTGAAGCCTTAGAAAACCAAAATGGAGGTAATAACAACGTTGGAGTAGGTAAACAAGCTGGTCGGTCAGTGACCTCGGGCGGTAATAACATGTTATTGGGCGTTAGTGCTGGTAATTCAGGTTCGCCTGGAGGTGCAATAACATCTGGTAATAATGAGGTTACTTTAGGTAATGGCGATCACTCTAAAATAAACGCACAAGTATCAATAACTGTAGCTTCTGATGAAAGAGATAAAACGGACTTTCAAGCATTGAACGCTGGTTTGGATTTTGTGAATGGTTTGACACCTTATACTTTCTACTGGGACAAAAGACATAAGTATGTAGATTGGGACTCAAACCCCGACACAGATTTGAATAGTGTTACTCACGATGGAACACATAAAGAAGATTGGCTTGACTTAGGTTTTAAAGCACAAGATGTTGTTGCTTTAGAAGAGTCAATAAATCATAAAATATCTAACAAAACCAATTTAGTTAGTAATCTATCGGGCGACGGCAAACAATACGCTTTGCAATACGAAAAGTTTGTACCAATTCTAGTAAAGGCTTTACAAGAGGCAGACGATAAAATTGACGCACTGACTGCTAGAGTCGCAGCACTAGAGAGTTAATATAGGAGAATGATATGTTAGATACAATTTTAACAATAATACAACTAGCACCTTGGGTAATATCAGGAGCATCTTTGATATGTGCATTAACACCAACACCAAAAGATGATCAGATTATAGGTAAGATTTATAAACTGATTGATTGGTGTGCTATCAATGTCGGCAGAGCCAAGGAGAAGTAAATGAGTTTTTGGAAAAAAGTCGTAGATTTTTGGACTGGTACAGAAAGAAAAAGAGTTAGAGCTAGAGATGACGAGGGTAAGTATGTAGCAGACGACAAATCTACTCCAGATGTAAATGAGGCTTACGAAGAAGTAAGAGTAAAAAAAGCTAATCGATAATGTCCAATGTTAAAGAAGCTATAGCAAGAATCGAAGCGCATGAGCGCGAATGTACTATACGCTACGAAAACATTGAAAAAAGACTAGAAGACGGATCAAAACGGTTTGACAGACTAGAAACTATGCTTTGGGCGGTTTATCCGTTTATTGTGGGCGCTGTAGTCTTAGCAGAATTTATATGAACGATCAAAACAGATTCAGTGGAGACATGGACAGAAACGAGGTCGAAATGGACCTTAATAAGTTCATGGACATGATTAGAGAGATATCTGATTTAAAAGATAAAATTAGAGATTTAGAGTCTGACCAAAATGTAAATCCGCACCAACGATGGATTCACTTAGCTAGAGCGGTTGACTCTTGGAGAATATTTCCTAGAGCATTTTTAACTGTTTACATAATTTTATTGTATAAATGCACCATCTGGTTTATGGAACTACCACAACCGTCGTTTGAACAATCAGGTCTAATATCGATTGTAGTAGGTGCTGGAGCTGCTTGGTTTGGACTGTATGCTGGCACATCTAATTCATCTAAGAGTTTTAAAGGTGAAGATAAGTGAGGCTAAAGGAACACATATACATAATAGCTTTAGCTGTTCTTTTACTACCTGTTTCTTTGTTTGCAGATCAAACTGGTGATTGTGATGCTGGCACGCAATATTGTGAGGCTAACACCTTAGACACTACGAATACAACTACGACCACAAATACCAACACTAACACAAACACTAACACCAATACTTCGACCTCTACATCGACGGCTACTAATACCAACACGAATACGAATACAAACGTAAATACCTCGACTAACAGTAATACCAATGTAAATACGAATACGTCAAATGTGACGCAAAACTCTACAGTAAATCAAACTGTTAATAACAACTCAACTTCTACAAATACGAACGTAAA